CAAAAAAATAGTTCTTGACTTTTTCTGGTTATTTCTATATAATAGTATTCAGAAATTGAGAGAAGCCAGGGACAGTTTTGTACTTGATACAGTTTTGTACTTGATACAGTTTTGTACTTGATACAGGTGCTGATAAGGCAGTAAAGATTTCGGTGAAAGTACCAGCCCTACCGAAGCTCCAATTTCTGCCAAATTTTTCCTCTTAGGCTAAAAGAGGAAGGCCAGTATGCAGGCTTATTGTGCATAGCCGTAGTTGGTTATTACTCCGTTAAGAAACATAACCCGTCCGAAATCTTTCAAAGCCTGACGCTAAAAGGAAATAGAAAGAAACAACTAACCACGAAAATTACTAATAATGTTATGGGGTTAGTTACAGCGAGGAGCCTATTCATAACCATAACCACGGGTTCTCGCCAGGGGTGCTATCTTAGCCATCTAGTGAGTAGCACGTCGAAACGAAAGTAGGTAGGTAATCGTTTCACTCTATATAAAAGGAGAAGATCATGGATGGTGTAACCATTGCATTGATCGTTGTAGCTCTGTTAATCATACCGAGCAGCAACAAGGCTCTGAACGAAAAATGCAAGGCTGAAGTCGAACAAGGCATTGCAGAAAGCGTTCAAGAGTGTAGAAACTACTACATTAACGAGAAGTAAGAAGTAGTTTTAAGTCAACGGTAGACTTTAAATGCGCGAGTTTCTTGCCCGTTTTCTCAAAAACGATCTAGGCTTGGGTTCTCGGAGCTTGTACCTAGGACAAAAGCTCTACTAAAGCCTCGGTGAAATATATTTTCACCGAGGTTTTTTTATGTGTTACTCAAAAAAATTTCTTGACAAAGTGGTGCGGATGAAGTATAATATGCAATGATTAAATTTAAAATCAAAAATTTAAACGGAGATTTTTATGCTTAGTCCTGAGTTAATAGCTATTTTTGTTTTCTGTATGATAGGTGTGGCTTCTTCTTCTTTTGTTCTAGGAAGAAGAGAAGGGATGGAAAGTGTTATAGATCATCTAATCGACCAAGGAGTATTAGAATTAGATTCTGAGGAAGAATAGTGTACGTTTGTATTTGTAATGCAATTACAGAGAAAATGCTAGAAGAGAATGACTACTATTACCATCTTTTGGGATCTAAGTGCGGTAAATGCTCAGAAGAAGGGTCGGTAAAAGTAGAGAAGATAACTTATCTAACAGAAGACAGAAAAGAAACATGAGTGAAAGCAAAACTTGTAATGTTTGTAATATAGAGCAACCAATATCTGAGTTTCAGAAGAACGGGACTCAGCCTAATGGAAAACAAAAACATAAACCTTTCTGTAAGACCTGCTCTAGTAAACAGGAGTTCCACCAATATTATACTAGACTTACTCAGGCGATAACAGAATTAAATAGACATTGGGAATGTGAACTTTGTGGATATGATGAGAACTTGGGAGCAATAGCATTTCATCACATAGAGCCTTCTACAAAGTCTTTTGAAATTTCAAAGAGAAGGCACGCTACTGTAAAGACACTTAAGGATGAACTTGAAAAATGTGCCATACTTTGTCAAAATTGTCACGCAGAAGTACACTCTCCTAGACTTATAAAAAAGAAAGTTTTTGAAGAACTACAAATCCCGTTATAAAAATATAACTAGATGGATCGGACGGCGTTTCAATACGCCCAGCTCCACCATAAGCACATCCGTAAGGCGCAGTAAGGTTCCCAACGGATTACCGTAGAAGACTACGCAGGGTGTGTTTATGAGGGGGCTGACAGGTTTCGACGGGCTATTGAAAGTATTTTTTAGGATTCGTCAGAGTAGACGTAAAAACTTAATAAATATAAATGCCAATGATGACATTTACTCTCTAGCTGCTTAAAGCTAGACGGGGTTTGCCGGACGCCTTGTTAGCCAAGTTCCGGCCCATATTTATTTTATGAAAGTAACTTTATTAAAGAATTTTCACCGACACGATATATTACAAAAACTACCTGGAAACTCTAATATAGGTATAGAGCTAGGCGTTGCAGAAGGACTGTATTCTAGCAGGGCGATTCGTAGTGGTAAGTTTTTAAGATATATTGGGGTTGATATGTATGCTGATAGAGGGCATAATCTACAACAATACAAAAAAGCACTAACAGCTGTTGGTGTTTTATCTGGATATTCTTTACTAAAGATGCGTTTCGATGAAGCACTAGATCTATTTCCTGATAATTGTTTTGATTTTATATATGTAGATGGGTATGCTCATACTGGAGAGGAAAACGGACAGACTCTTTATGACTGGTGGCCTAAACTCAAAGTAGGGGGCATGTTTGCAGGAGATGATTACGATAAAAGAAAATGGCCTTTAGTTTATGAGGCAGTAAATACTTTTTGTGCTAAGCATCAAATTGACGAAATATATTTAACGGGCATAGTAGAGACTAATGCCTGGAGCCGTTATCCGACGTGGATGACAATTAAACAAAGACCCAGTTGGGTTAGACCGTAGGACCGAGTGCTCTGGAGTCAACATAAGAGTGAACTAAGACACAGAACCTACATACAGCACTATCGAAAGAAGTGCATAGAGCGTACCGAGAGGGCGCAGGAGAAAACACATGACTAAAATTGCATTTAATGATCTTTCCAAAGTAATGTTGGGATTTGATAGGCTAGACACAGATAGACTTTTGTGGGGGCCTGGAGAACTTTCCCAGCAGTATCCGAGGTACAATATTGTTAAAGAAGACGGAGGGTATAGAGTAGAAGTAGCTGTACCCGGCAGGTCAAAGAATACAGTGTCCGTCACTGTAGAAAAACAAAGTTTGATCGTAAAAGGAGAGGCTTTAAACGGCACTGACGTTTCTAAGTATCTTCACAAAGGAATTAGTGGTAAAGGTTTTTCTAAAACCTTCCATGTAGGCGAAAATCTTAAAGTTGAGAATGCTACTCTGACCGATGGCTTGCTCAAAATTTGGATTGCGGAACACGTACCCGAAGAAGATAAGCCTAAGTCTATCACCATTGAGTAGAGCTATTAGGAAAACGACAAACTTTTTAGGAAATAATTTTGATTTTGTAATGTTAATTGGGTCAGCAATAGTTACAGCTATATTTTTATTGCCTATCATGTAAAAGCTATATAGGGGCTTAGGCCCCTATATATATAAAGGAATTTCAAATGAATAGAAAAGAAGTATTCGAGACCCTTAAAGTAGATGAGGGAGTAGTGTACGAAGTTTACGCAGACCATCTTGGGCTTCACACGTTTGGTGTTGGTCATCTTATAGTACAAGAAGACAAAGAATGGGGCGCTGAATTCGGTACGCCTGTATCAGAAGAGCGTGTATGGGAATGTTTTGAGAAAGATCTTGACACTTCTATCTCAGAGTGTCATGTACTTTACGGCGAGGAAACGTTTGAAGGATTCCCCGAGGAAGTTCAACAAGTTGTGGTCAATATGATGTTTAATATGGGCAGACCTCGCTTATCTCAATTTAAAAAATTTAACGCTGCACTTGAAGCCGGTGATTGGGCAACTGCTGCAGTAGAGGGGCGAGATTCTCGTTGGCATAAGCAAGTAACAAATCGTGCAGAAAGGCTTATGAGTAGATTAGAGGCTGTATAATGCCTTGGCTGATTTTAGCCTTTTTAATGGCAGCGGGCGGTGGTTATGCTTATCACACAACTACCGTTTCAAAATTAGAAAGTACAGTAGTTCAACTTGAAGCAAACAACAGAACCCTCAAAGAAAACCAAGTTCAGATGGAAATTGCAGTCAAGACTTCTCAAAAAGCACTCAAAGATGCAGAAGAGAATGCAAAAAAAGCAGAAGCAGCAATGTCCAACCTCACAGCAAGAAATAATGAGCTGAACAAAGAAAAGCAGAACTACCTTAAAGTATTCAAAGACCATAATCTTACTCGTCTTGCACGAGCAAAGCCTGGTCTAATTGAAAAAAGAATTAACGGCGGAACTGCAAAAGTATTTAGGGCACTAGAAAATGACACAAAAGAACTTATGGATGCTGATGACGACGAGCCTGCTACTTCAGGGTTGCCAGTGGCTCCCGAAGTTTCCGGAAGCTCCGATACCTCCGGAACCGAAAATAATAACAGTAACGGAGAAAGTACCCCTTCGGATCTACCAACCTCCTCTGCCGCAGGAAATTGATCTCTTAGACATCAATTTTTTTGTCATTACGGAAGAGAATCTTGACGAGCAAGTGAAGATTATCGAGAAGATGCTTGATGGTCAGTTTGTAGTGTTTGCACTAACTCCAGACGGGTATGAGAAGATGGCTGAAAACTTTCAAGAAGTGCGCCGGTACGTGCGCCAACAGAAGGAATTAATCTTGTACTATCGCGAAGCTACTACAGAGAGTGAAGGTACTACAGCAGAGGAGTGGTTAGAAAACAATGAGGGAAGTGATTAATCAAAGACTGGATAAACTTCAGCAGTTAATGGAGGCAAATCAACATCTTAAAACTCAAGAACTAGTATATGAACTTACTTTAGAGATTAGTAAGTTCTGGAGTGTTCTGAGTGAGGAAGACAGAGATTATGTTCAGTGTGCACAAGACGCAATAGAAGAAGGGAGAGAATGGAATGTCTAATAGCTGGGATATTCAAATTGGCGGAGACCACTACAAGAAATATAAGATTCAGCCAATGGATTATAGTATGCAGAACGGCTTAGATCCTTTACAACATACGGTTATTAAGTATGTTACTCGATTTCGAGACAAGAATCAACCAGTAGAAGACTTGAGAAAAGCTCGTCACTGTATTGATATGCTACTTGATATTGAAATGAATTTAATTAAGGAAGACGAGGAATATTATCACAACGCTTTAACAGCGGCGAGTGAAAATAACTCTTGACAAACATTCCTTCAACTCTTATAATATTGTTTTTATTAAGGAGAATAGTATGTCTGTAAAATGGAAAAGAGATGAGAAAGTATTTAACAAAGCTACTAAAACTAAGAGCAAGAGAGTATTTCCTATTGCCGGAGTAAAAACTTCCGAGTTAGTAGAGCTTTGTACTAAGGACGACTCAGACTTACGTTCTGGGGAAAGAAAGTTGCGAGTAAAAGCACGCAAAGAATTAACAGTACGAGGAGTAGCTGTATGAAGAAAGAGGAAAGAGAAATGCTAATCAACGACTCTTTTAGCTCTTATTTGGAAGGTAAGTTAATGTACCATACAATGAACTATAAATTGTTGATGGAAAGTCCTCAACCTATTCCTGAGCATACAGATTTTATGGCTGCACTGGAAGAAGAATTAAGTAAAGTAGCCCACTACCATGAACTTTTAGAAGTATTGGAGAATGTAGTATGAAGAATTGGAACTTTTCGTTAAGAGATGGAAATGACCATCTGAATATTGATTTTGAAACAAACTCAGTAGTACGAATTCAAGAGAAACTAAATGCCTTTTTTCAGGCAGCTGGAGTACCTATGCCTTCGGAAGTCTCTATGGCAGAGGAACTTGAGTGCATGCTTACAGGTCTTCAAGACACCTATAAAGCAGTGTGTGACGATGGAAACGATCCTATCCGTGAGGATGAGCTAGGTGAACTTATGGACGCCTTAGAAAGAGTAATTGAGTATGTCGAGTCCGAACTATAGAGCTGTGCAAAAAGCGCAGACTGAGTTGAACGCAGACGGTAACGAAGACCGAGGACGCTACGGAGAGGATGAAAGCCCCGCTGTAGCTCCTGGTCACCATAAACCTTCTGTAACTGAAGAAGAATGGATTGAAATTTTAAGGGCACTACACGACAAATAATTCTTGACATTCTTGCTCTTCGCTTGTATAATATTATTTTTAATTGGGAGAGTTCTATGATTGTTCAAGGAAGTATAGGTTATACTTATTCAGGAAGACGACGAGTCGTCTCAAAGAGTAAAAAAGTGCAGCCTGTTTTTAAACCTATGGATAAGCCTCTTTTTGCAAAACGAGAAGAAAAGAAGTATCCTAGCGCACCTCTTACAAAGTATACTCCACGACCACGAGATGACTGGCGTAGAGAAGAAAGTAAGAATCATACTGTAGCTATAGCCTATAATAAAGGCGGCTACATGGTAATCTCAAAAGATAATATACGAGATATTGGTAGATGAGTAATATGGATAAATTATACCAAGAAGCAGAGAGCATTGTTCTCGCACTATGGGAAGAAGAACCGGAAGAAATCGCAGCAGAAATTTCAGTACAACTAAGTATTAGTGCTGACTACGCCTGGGATTTAGTTCAACAAGTCATTGTAAATGAGATGAGAATCGAAGAATCATACAGTGATGGGGACGACGCTTTATTTGACTGGGACGGTGATGCACTTGCATCTTCAGGATTTGGAACAGATGAAGACTATTTTTAAAAAATTTGCGGAAAAGTGGTTTGACCAAGTTTTTGTATTTTTAGTTTGTGGATTTGCTATGTTCGCTGTAATCGCTTACGGCTTACTAAGAAGCGCTCTATGAAGTCTAACGTAATTGATTTCCAAAGATGGAAAGAGAAAAAAACTATAGATAGAGTTTTTGGGGAAGGTTTCGTAGAGTCTTATATCCCAGACTATGATACTATTACTTATACACTTACTATTGAGGGAGAAGACTACAGAGTAACAATCCCTACAGAAGAATTTTTTGACCCCAAGTGAAAAAAAGTTCTTGACTTACAACCTCACAACTTGTATAATATCCTTATTGAAATTGAGAAGGAATCTCTGAAAAAATCCACTGGTTGCCTCCTCCAGTTAAAAGGATGGCGGTTTCACGAACCTAATCGTGACCCTCTCTGACTTACGGGTTAATTGTTCAGTAGCTGGTAGGCGCTAAGAGACCCACCCCAGCTCTAGACTGGTATAAAAACTTAGACGTTGCAGCATCATCGTAATTTTGCTCTTCGGTAAGGCAGTCCGATGCGGATATAAACTGCCCTTGGGGAGCTAATGACCCCATCGCCCCATAAATTGGTACCAATTCCTATGGGCACGAGAAGAGAACTCGTAGAACATCTCCGTGTATGCACGCCACGTTAATCAAAAGGATCTAATCCAGGTGCAACCTCGACGGAGGCAATGTTTTCGACTGTTTTACATTGTTACTTAAAACAGTCACTTTTAATGAGTCTTTGAGTGAATGCGAGGGCTTATTAAAAGTAACGAAGGAGAACATAATGCCAGGAATGGTAATTGCAATGATATTAGTCGGAGCTATACTTGTAAAAGATAGCAACCGAAAACTTGATGAAAAGTGCGCGCAGGAAGTCTTAGACGGAATCGCAGAAAGTCATCAAGAATGTAGGAAATATTATACTAGTAAATAGTTCTTGCAGGTGAGGGAAACTGTCACGGAAGCAGCTAAGACGTAAACTTACTACGCACTGCACCTCACCGACCACCAGGGGGTGTCCGACCACCGCACAGAATAGGACTTAAAGCTCTATGCGCCCCCGCCCTAATTCAACGAGGAGAGAAGATGTACCTTTGTATTTGCAATAACATCTCAGAGAAAGATCTTCTAAAAGAGCCTTTCCTCATAAATAAAGTTGGCTCGCGTTGTGGAAAATGTATTGAAGAGAGCACTACTGTTGTTTCTTGTGGGCAGATTGATTTCTTGCTTACACCTTCAGATAGATTACCAGAGCAAAAAAGGGCTTGATGATTTAGTTCATTAAAGCATGATGGACGAGGGTGCAAGTCCCTCCACCTCCACCAATAAAAATTCGACGGGGGTGAGTTCAGTTTCGACATTGTGTGAATAGGTACTGATAGAGCCAAATTAAACATAAACGCAAACGATGAAGTTTATGATCTTGCAATAGCTGCCTAAACAGTGTATTGCGGAGTGGGTATCCAGCTTGGCAACAGAATTGGATACATTTGCGTTAATTCTAACGCAAGGTCTCGAAGGAGTTTTTATGGCTCACCACTCAATGAAAAAGAAGAAGCGTAAAAAGTCTTCTAAAAAGCGTAAATACTAATGGCTGCTCGTGGTTTGTATGCAAATATCAACCGCCGACGTAAAAAGGGTATTAGTAGATCGAAGAAAAAATCTACTATCTCACCCAAGGCTTATTCTCTGATGAAAGCAGGGTTTAAGAAGAAGAGAAAGAAACGTGGCAGCAAGAAAAAGAAGCGTTCGTAAAAAAGACCCTCGCCTCAAAAGAGCGGGGGTTTCTGCGTATAATAAACCAAAACGAACTCCGAAACATCCGAAAAAATCTCACGTTGTTGTTGCAAAGGTTGGTAGTAAGGTGAAGACTATTCGTTTTGGTCAACAGGGAGTGAAAGGTTCGCCCAAGAAGAAGGGTGAAAGCGCTTCTTATGCCGCTCGTCGCAGGTCTTTTAAAGCCCGCCACGCCAAGAATATAGCAAAAGGCAAAATGTCAGCAGCTTATTGGGCGGACAAGGTAAAATGGTAAGACTTGTATTAATTTTAGCTACATTTGTAGCTTTTTCAGCTACAGCCGAAGAAGCTCCCCTTGATGATACTATTCGT